GGTTGAAGCCTGGGATGCTCAAGGAGTAGCTGGGTATGGAGCCACTGAAGTCGATCACACCCTGCCAGAGCACCTGGTAAGTGAAGCTGTTGGTGTCCATGGCGAGCTGACCGCTCTCGTTGAAGACGCGCAAACCAAATGAAGCCATGAATTACCCCAGGTAGCCGAGACGAACGCGCAACACACCATTGACGTCGTAGACCGAGACGTTCAGCGAATTGATCACCAACCGGCCCTGACCGGGAACGATGCCATTGATTTCGAGCGTTCCGTCTTTGTTGAGAATCCAACCTTGCTGGCCGGGTATGTAGTTGGACGAACTGATGTAATTGCCGATTTTTGCGTTGGTGATGCTGCCATCCATGATGAAAGCCGCATTCATGAAAACCTGACCGCTCTGTACCGCAAACGGCACCGAGATCGCACCGCCGGCGATTGTGTTGACGAGAGCAAACCGATCCGCGCTCACCAGAAACTGGCTTTGGAACACCCCGCCCACGTTCTCGATCCCAAGCCCAATACCTGCCGCGACATATTGCCCATTGGAAGTGACCGACATCTTCACCGACCACATCGTGCGCAGGTTGCCCTCGACATCAGCAAAAGCTTCGGCGGTTTCCTGAATGGCTGAGGTGTTTTCGCCCACAGAGGCCGTCAGCTGGGTGATCGCTGTGGCGGTGGCTTCCTTGTCGGTGGCCACAACCTGACGGAGATCAGTAACGCTCGCCTCGTTCTCGCCAACCGCAGCCGTCAGCGTGGTGACTTTCTGCGCGGTGGCGAGGTTTTCCGAGGCCCGCACCTTCTCTTCATTCGCGATAGCTGCCGTGCTACTCCAACCCTTCAGCGCATCGGCGAGGTCGCCCTCCCCATCATCATCACGAAAGGATGCGCGCAACGCCTGGAACGCCGTAGCCTGGGCCGTGACCGCACCGTCAAGCTCGGTGATTTCAGTGGTATGGGTGGCCACCTGCTCAGCCAGGCCGTTGGCCGTTTCGAGAAGGTCGCCCACATCTGCCCAGTACAAAGGATCAGGTGGCGGCGTGTCGACCGGTACCGGCTGCAAAGCTTGGTAAATCTGGCCGTTGTCGACGACCATTTGTCCCTTCAAGTAGACCTGCTCGGGGTCATATCCTTCTAGACCGTCGAGCGAATCGATTTGATCCTGTAGGTCAGGGATCTTGCCGATTTCCTCTGCCAGGTCATCGCCCAGCTCGGTCTTGGTGATTTTCCCCGCTAATGCTGCCAGGTAGGCACTTACGTCATTCGACGTCTGAGCCGGCACCCAGAGAAAATCGCTCTTGCCATAGGCATTCGAAGATCGGACAAAATAGTAATAGTTCGTCCAGAAGCCAAGGCCGGTGTGGGTGAAGGACAACCCCTGCCCCAGGTACACAGCATCCTCTGCGGTTGCATTGGGCTGCGTACTGAAGAAGTACTCGTAGGTGCCGCCGTTCAAGCCATTCTGAGCATTGCCCGGGATCAGCACGATGTTGTCGATCGAGGACTGAACTACGCAGGACTCAGGGATTGGCGGGCCATTAATGCTGACCGTAATCGTCGCTTCGCCCGAGCGCGCCATAGGCCCAACCGCTGCCACGCTCATCGTGTAGTTGCCCGATGGCAAACCGCTGATCGCGCACTCCGTCGACGTGGCAGGAACGTTGTGCGACTGAATGGCAGTAGCACCCTGCCGAACGATGAGGATGTATTCCTTGACGATGCCTGCTGGGGGAAGCCATGACAGCACACCCTGAGCACCTTCGGCAGTCGTGTCTTGCGTCCAGGTCAGCGCAGTTGGTGTACCCAGCCCGCCAGCCGGCAAGTTGATAAAGCCAATGGGGTTGTACGGTTGGCCAACGGCGTCATCAAAGATCGCTGCCTCGTACTGTTTGACCTGGACAACGCAGCCTTCGCGATCGCCCATCGACCAATCGGAAACGATGAACTCGCCGAGGATGCTCAGGGACGGCAGGTTGACGCGCACCACTCGGCCTGGCCGACAGTTGTAGCCACCGAAGTGCATCGGAATGCTGATCGCACCACCAGCCCGCCGACGACGCAGCTCCATGTTCGCCAGGCGCTGGGCCTGGTATGGATCCGTGACGTAGGAATACGTGAGCGTTTCCGCCGCCTCCCCGCCATCCGCAACGATCCACTCAGAAACACTGACCTCGGGATAGTCGGTCTCTGTCCAGGATTGCGATGGATCAATGAAGGTGCCGCGAACGGTATTGATCGCTGAATCATTGGTCGGCTCGGTGCTGCCAGTGACGGTGCCGATCACCATGTCTTCCGTGATCTCGAAGTCATACGGGCCGTAGTAGGCGCCTGCCTGGAGCATCCAGCGACCGCCAACCCGGATCAGACGACCACCGCAGGCAGCTTCCAGTTTCTGCAGGACGCCGGTGCGCTGTTCGTCAGCACCAATCACACACCCCGTCCGGTAACGCTGGCTGACCGAACCATCGGCATTGGTCAGCGCCTCATCGCAGACGTTGGCCGCGCTGGCAAAGGTCTCAAATACGATCTCGTCATCAGGCACACCGCAGCGTGCACGCAGGAACCAAAGCAGGTGCAGCGCGGTATTGGCGCTGTAAACGGCACTGCCAGTGCGCGGATCATAGACGTCGTTCCGGCCGCGCACCACGAAACGGGTGTCAGGGATGCCCGACGGGAATTTCTCTGCGCTGTACTGCAGCGATACCCGGACAAAGGACAACCCCCGGCCGATCTGGCTGTCCTTCCAGTCCGGGCAGTTTGCTTTCAGGAATGCATTCACCTGAGTCGGGTTGACGATCAGTTCATAGCTGGCCTGCGCGCCGTAAGAACCGATGTCCTCTTCACCCAAATAGATGTTTTCCAGTGCGGCGATCGGTCCTTCGCACAGCACGTAGACCAGGTGCAGCCATTCACCATCACCCTGACTCCCAGCCTGCTCCTGCGTCCAAACAAGCACGCCACCGGTTGACACTCGGCCGAGGATGAATCGCACCGGCGCCTTCGAGGAACGCACGGTTTGCGCTGAGGGTTCGTTATCGCGAAGTGGTGACTTGGTGTTGAGCTTTTCCTGCTGCTCGGCCGCATAAAAAGCCAGCGCCGCACCGGCGACCGCTCCCCATGGCCCACCCTGAGCAAAACCAACGACCGCACCGACGACTACCTGAGCGAGTTTTTTAACGCCGCCACTCATTCAACCCTCCACGCGGCCAATGGCTCGCATACGACACGAGCAACGCCGTCGTCGGTTGTCGCCCAATAATCACCGGCCCAGAAAACAGCCATGCTTCGGCCGCCTGGCGCGTCGTACAGCACCACGTCACCGCGCTGAATGAAGGCCAGGGACACCCGTGCAAAGCAGGCATCCCATGCCGCTTCAAGGCTGCCGTGCTGTTTCTTCAGTTGTCGCTTCGCACCGGTTTCGGTTTTGTACTTACCGCGATAGTGTTCAGCCGGATCGACGCCACACACCGCCACTGTGCAGTCGGCAGCAAACAGGCAGCAGTCAAATTCGCCCCATGAAAAAGGCCGCTCTTGGGCGGCCTTGATCACGTCGTTCAGACAGGTTGTCCAGTCTCGATAGCGCATGACTAACTTCCATAATTGAATGTCGGAGCGTCCTTCTTCGAACCCCAATAGATGGGCCATTCGGACATTTGAGCAATCGCGTAAAAGAAGCGGTCACCGTCGTGGCGTGCACGGTGGTTTTCGTCGGTAAATCTTTCGGTACCGGTACGACTCCACTCGGCCATGCGATCAATGACAGGTACCGTGATGCTGTTGCCCTCCTCGCCATTACCCGCGAAAGAGAACTTGGCGGCATCCATTCGCCCTGAAAACAAAATGTCCGCCGCGTAATTACCCTCTTCGCCGAATACCACAAACATGACTTTGGCCAAGCGACCGCGACAACCCCGCACGTTCGTCGCGGAAAGAATGTAGGCATCCAGACCACTGAGAGTCAGTTCGACCGACATCGGTGAGCTGGAGTTATCGCTCTCCTGTGACTGGCTCACCTGTCCGAAATTACCCACGCCGTCGTAAGTAATGCCATTGATCACCAGCTGGCCCGTGCCGGTGTGCGCGAATACCATGCCGTCGACGAAATCGAGCTGCACGGCGTACACGGGCATGAACCTGCCGGTTGCGATTATGTTCACCACGTTTTGGCTGAACGGGAATGAAGATGGCATCAGAAAGCCTCCCTGAACTGAAAACTGCCATTCGCCACGACGGGCTGAATCGTCAGCTGGTTGGTGTCATCGGCACGGCGCATCTCGGAATAAGGGTTCTGATACTCCACAGCTGCACCCGCCGCGATGGCACGGCGGATCCGTTTGTTGAGAAAGACCTGAACCCGGCCCTGAGCGCTTGATACGGCATCGCTCACCACCTCGAACATCTCACCCGCGATGGAAATGTAGTCGCCAAACGAAAAGACCTTTTGACTCGGTGTCACCCCGCCCAGCGTCATATTGGTAGCCTGGGCATTCGCAGTGACGACCACCGGCAAGCCAATGTCGTCGGACCTGGTGCGAGTGAACGCCGGGACGTTTACCGTCCCGTACATTCCCTGGAGCTTGCCCAGCAGTGCCGTTATCTCGCGCTCATCATCATCAAACATGTCGTCGAAGCTGAGCGTGCACGACCAATAGGCACCCGGGTAACCCAAGATCTGCTGGGCATTTGATAGCGTCGACGTGAAAGCCCGGTTGTTGTAGACCATGCCCCACGTCATTTGCGACGGCCACACCGAAGCCGGCCAAGCGATAGCCATGAACTACTCCTACAGCCGGTTACCGGCGATTGATTAACTGACGGGCCGGGCCGTTTTGCTTAAGGTCCCTGAGCATCATTTGATAGCCGCCTTCAGCACCCCGACGTGCGGCCTCCTGGATACGGGCAAGAGTGGCTTCGTCCGCGTTACCCTGCACCGAAATGTGCTGCGTGACGCCACCAATCGACCAGGTCTGTGCCGGCTCAGCGGCAGGCGCCCCAGATCCACCGATAGCCCGCACCCCAAGCGAACCATCGGCAGCCCGGGTCAGCGGCATGATTGCCTCTGGTCCGGCTTCGGCAAAGATACCGGCGCCCTTTGCGAAGGCGAATGTCTGCGGCGTGTTGTAAACCCCACCGGAGTAGGACGACAGGCTGGCAGAACTGTAAACACCGCCCTTAGCATTCGGCACCATCGCACCTTCGCTGAACCCGGTCATTGTTCCAGAGCTACTGCCACCCCCCGTAAAGGCGCCAAAGGCACTACTCAGAAAACCAGCGGCGGCCTGCCGAACCTGAATCCGAATCAAGTCCTCGATGATGGAGTTCGCCAGGTCCTTGAATGACAACTTGCCGGTCTTAACAAAGTTGACGATGCCGTCTTCCAGCCCGCTGAAAGCGCTGGTGAATAGCGCTTGAGTCTGACCAGCAACATCGGCGGCCTGGTCGATGTAGTTTTGCAGCGCGTCCGAAGCACCGTTCGCCCAATTGGACTGCGCGGCATCAACTTGGCCGTAATAGTTTTGCTGAGCGAGTAAGCGCTTGCCGAGTTCGTCCTGCAGGACCTTTGTTTCACTGGCATACAACTCAGGCGAAATCTGACCGGTATTGCGCTGCTCGTTCAGGTTGGCCACGTCAGCGGCGTATTTCTGCCGAAGGGCCAGGTCCGCGCGCATGCGATCGCGGACCTTATCACCCATGCCGATGCCGGCCAGTTCCTGGTCGAAACCGTCCTGTGTAGCTTGCGTGCCGGTGGCCTGGGCTGCCTTGAAAGCCGTCAGCTTCAGATCGTCTTCGTTGGCCTTCTTGATTTTGTTCAGAGCGTCCAGCTCAGCCGCCATGCCGATCAGGCGCTTTTTCTGCGCTTCGGTCAGTTTGCCGAGTTTGCCTTCTTGCAACTCGAAGGAAAGCTTCGCGACTTCGGTGGCATCCTTCTGCTTGTCGCCGGTGGTGTTGATCAGCTCGATCTGGCGCTTATAGCTTTCTTCGGTTGATTCAAACGCCTTTAGTTGCTGTTTGGCAGCTGACTGCGACTCGCTGGTGTTCTTTTTTGCAGCCTTGGTCGCAGCCTCGTCTGCGGCCTTTTGCGCGTCCTTGGCGGCGGCTGCTGAGCGGATCGCAACAATCATTCCTTCGGTGAGGTCGGTGTTCTCGGCAATGAACCTGTTCGCAGCTTCCAGGGCTGTTTTGTCCTGGGCAGCACCCAACTGCTTTTGCAGTTGATCCAGGTACTTCTGCCCTTCCTGGGCGGCAGCCGCAATGGCAGCGTTGTTCTTACCTCGTGCCGCAGTATTGGCATCGGTCTCACCGGTCAGCTCCGCCAGAGTCTGCCGCTGCTTATCAAGCGTCACCGTGAGGTCGGAAACTTTGATCTGCCCGGTTTCAATGGACTGGGCCATTTCCTCAGTCACACCCGGAATCTGCCTGACCTGGTCGGCAACCGCCTTCCAATCCACCGCCTGCCCTGTTGCTGAATCGGCAACAGCCTTGTTGACGATATCCATTGCCGACTGAAATTCAGCAGGCAGTGGAGCGATAGCCCCCAAAAAGCCGGAAGCACCCGCCAGACCAGCGTTGGTTAAACCGGCCTGGAACTCGAATGCAATCGAGCCGGCAGCAGTGGAAAGATCCTTTTCGGTGTCTGCGATGGAAGCGCGCAATTCGCGCAAGGTGACGGATTGAGTTGCACGATTCAGGTTATTGAAGCGCTCAGTCAGCTTGTCGAGCGGATCGTTCAAATTTCCCAGCTGCTGCTCGAGCACGCTGGTGTTATTGCGCAGTGTCAGAAAGGCCGTGGCCGCACCGACGGCGAGCGCTGCAACGCCAATTGGCCCACCCAAAATACCAAGCAGGCCTGCTCCCGCACGCCCTACTCCGGCCTGTGCGACAGCAACGGCATTGGTAGCTCGCGCTTCTACCATCCTGGCTTCGGCGAGTTGTAACGAAAGCTGTGTTTGAACGGCGGTACCGCGCGCTGCCACCGCTTCCTTCTGAGCAAGAAAGACTGAGGTTTGAGCTTTCTGCTGTTCGGCCTGAGCGGCGAGTAGGACGGCTGTCGCCTGGGCCTTGCGCGCAACGACATCTTGATAGGCCGACTTGGCAGCGGTCACTGCCGAGGCTGCGGCGGTTACGCCATATCGAGACAGTGCGGTAATTGCAGCAAAGATGGCGACGTCGGCCAGCGTCTCGAAGTTCTCACCCAAGACCCCAAGGCCCTTGGCCAACACGCCCGTAAAATCATTCGATTCGTTCAGGCGTCCGATGTACAAGGTGAACGCATTGGAAAGGTTTTGGACCGCGTCGCGCACTGCGACACTCATGCTGTCTGCCAAAATCCCATTTGCCTCAGCGGACTTTTGCAGGCCCTCAGTCAGAACATCGAGGCTGAGTTTGCCTTGAGCGCCAAGGCTGCGAATTTCCTCTGCTGTCTTACCGGTAGATTTGGCGATGGTGTCAACCACCGTCGGCATGGCCGCGAGTATCGACTGCCAGCCATCAGCCTCAACTTTCCCAGTCTGCAGCGCCTTTGAGTAGGCATCGATTGCCGAGCTGGCCTTGTCTGCCGTGGCCGAGTTGGTCACCAACAGAAAGCTGAAGCTGTCCATGACATCCAGCGCCTGGCCGGTGTCGTAGCCCATCGACTTCAAACTATCAGCCGTTCGGATGTAAAGCTCTTGGGCCTCGCTCAACGGACGATAGGTGCGTTTGGCGGTTTCCATCAGGCGCTGTTGAACCTGGTCATACTCGCTGACGCTGCTGGTGGCCATGCCAATGCGGTCGGACATTTGTCCGTAGGAATCTGCCGCCTCGATGATCTTACCGATGGACGCGGCACCAATGGCCGCTCCAAGAGCGTTTTTGATCAACCCGGCGGCATCCTGCGCACTTTCACCAGCCCGATCAAAAGCCTCGTCGATGCGGCCCAAACTCTTATCGATCTTGCCTGACGCCTGGGCCACGGTGGAATCCGCTCGGGCCATTTCCTGCCGCAGTTGTGCGGTGGTCGCCTCAATGCGGACCAGCATCCCCTGAACGTCGGTATCGGCCATGGTTTTCTCCGGGCATGAAAAAACCCGCCGAAGCGGGCTTTTTGTTCATTTAGAAATCCACGCCACAACAAGCGTGAAACAGCGTGAATTTAAAAGGTTCACGTTGCAAAGAAGGGACTTAAGATCGCGCTTTGGGCGCCCATGAAAAAGACGGCGCACATCGCGCCCTCAGCCACCGCCATGACTAGAATCATCCTGACAACTGCTAGTTTATGATTCTTCCGCACTTCAACAAACAGAGCCCAGATCCGTCGCAGCCCCTGAGTTTGATCTAGAGCATTGGAGGGGGCCGAATCTTTCTTTGAATAGACCGCAAGGGACTCTTCAAGAAACGTTGTCAGGTTCGCCAGAACAGATGCAAAAAAAACGAACATAAACACTGCATACAATAGCGTTCGCTTTACCCCTTCATAACTGGGATCAAACTTGGTCAAGTCCAATTTACTGCCAGCAATCAATGCAAACGCCAAGAACAAAATTTGCGGTGTGAGATTGCGTAGAAAATCCAGAAGAGGCTTGCGTCCATTTCCAAAAAACATGTTGGTTCCTAAGTCGTACTGATTGGTTATGAGGTTGGGGTCAGCTTTGCCGTCAGCCGACACGGGATAACGATTGCTTTACGCAGGGATCTAGGGCTTGCGTATATGTATTAGAACGGAGCCCGTAGACACCCTTTTCAACTGCAGGGCATTTGCCTCACTGTTTGGCAAACTTGAATGGGGCGGGAGTGGTCAGTAGAGGTTCTGGCTTATCCCACATACCTCTGTAGCCTCGGACTTGATACGAATAACCTGGCTTGAGCTCCAGGAGGAGACCGCTCAAGTCACCTCCAGCACACATTGCATTGTTCTTGATGCTTAGCTGCACTGGGCCTGGTGCGTGGTAGAGCCTGACGCTTTCCCCATGGGTGGTCTTCGCGGCAAGCTGTCCATCAACATAAATAGACATCCCTGCACCCAAACAACTCATAGCCCCCGCATCCTGTGTGAACACGATTCGGGCATCGTCAGGATTCTTTTGACGGCCGAAAGCATAAACCTCTGATGGCGATACCTGTTTGGCCCGGTCCGGCGAGATTTGAGTAGTCTCACAGCCTGTCATCATCAACGCCAGAACGGCCATACATAGCACTTTTTGCACATTCAACCCTCCCTGTAGAAGGTGGCAATCTACCACCACTAAGGGAACAGCTAAAATACTAAAGCTCAGAAGGGGTCATCGCTGCCGCCCTGTCAGAGCCTGACGGAGCTTGGCCGCCACCGTGTCCGGTTTCGGTCTCTCCTTCGGTCCAGCAGGCTTCCCGCCAAAAGGATTGGTCATCTGCGCCCATTCGATCCGGGCATCCATCGCCAAGAACAATTCAGGGAGCGGAGTGCGCCAGGCGATATCTGGCGTCCAACCGAGCCAGCCCGTGGCCACCGCATACAGTCGGTCCACATAGCTGCCGTCCTCGACAGCGCTTACCCCTTCGTCGCTTGCGGCTTTCCCTCGGGCTTACCTCGGGGGTTATAGAGGGCAGTCAGGTAGGCATTGAGAGCAATGGCCACATCCACAACGCCGACCTGCCATACGCTATCGGCAACTGAATCAGCGGCCTTGCCAGTGAGCCCGGCACCGGCGGCAATGATGACCGCACACCCGCTGACACTGAGCGAGTTGAGTGCTTGAGTAGCCCCACGTAACCCACCGAAGTGCGCCTCGATACTGCGTACCGCCGCAAGGGTAGGCACCAGTTCGTAATCTTCGCCGTCCAGTGTGATCGTAGTGGAGCCGAACAGGGTTTTACTCATGGATCAGTTCCTTGAAAGGCTGGGGCCGAGGCCCCGCCGATTACGTCGGGAGGATTTCGAGGATGTCGGAGTTGATGCCGATCGTGACGTTACGGCGAACCACGTTGTCAGCGGCGCCGGGAGCGACGGTGTTGTTCATGACCTTGCCGCGCATGTAGAACGTAGTTGGCAAAATAGCTGGGGTTGCATCAGGATCGCCATCGTTCAGGGTGACTTTGATGTTGTAGTCACCCTTGCTGCGATCCTTGTGGGCAACCTTCAAAGCGGCTTGACCGGCGTCGCCATTGTCCAGGCCAACGGTCAGCGTCAGGTCGCCGGCATCGGCAGTGCCTTTGTACTTGCGTACTCGCCCATCGCGCAGGGAAGTGAAATTCACAGAACTGAAGGTGTCGCCGAATTCGCCGAGGTCTTCGATCTCGCCGACCTCGACATAAACGTCTGCCTTGTAAAGCGCTTCGGTGTCTGCGCCGGACTTCGTACCGATTGAGAATCGGCAGCCGGCGGCTGTATTAAGGTTGTCATCGGCCATGGGGGTTCCTCCAAAGGCACATTGGATAAAGCCGGGGGGCGGCTGGTGTGTGGATTTAGTGGGTGGTGATTACGCGGACAACGATCGAGCCCTGGTAGGTGACGCCATCGGCGTCACGCTGGGCATCAGCTTGCTCAACCCTGACGGATACAGCTCGCCCCACCGCCAGTGGCAGCCGGCGCTCGTCTAACGCGGCAACGATCTCGCCGTTGATACGTTTCACTTCGCTCTGGCCATGGGCGGCCGACCATACCGATAGATAGATCAACCGAGTTTCACGCCTGCGACCAGAAAGCGGCCGAATGTTTGCTGAAACCTCCCGATCAATAGAGATGTAGGGCATTGCCGTGTTCAGGGGGGCACCGTCGTACACAGGGCACGAGACCTCAGACTGAAGCCGAAAGAACAAAGCCTCTTGTAGTGCTACAGATGGATCAGCCATTGTCGGCTCCCTTACTGGCTTTGCTGAGCGTCCTTGCCACCGCAGCACGAATGTTCGCCAGGACAAATTCCCGATTAACCGTCATCGCCGGTCGAAGCCAAGGATGCGCTGGCCGAGCGGGGATGTCCGGGTATTTGCCGTAGAACGCTTTACCGTCGCTTTTGTTTTTCGTGGGGCGCTGGTTGAGTGCGTTGCGCCGCCCTTTGAGTTTCGATTTATCGCGGTTGTTGGTGTGCTGGCCACCGACAGCATCCGCGTCGGCACGACGGTAAATCGTGCCGCTATAACCCTTGGTGCCGTACTCAATGAACCGAAGATAAAAGAAACGGCGCATGTCCCTTTTTCCACGAATACCAATCTGGGCATCCAGGCCGCTTTTGGAAACGAAAGTTTTCAACGCCGAAGCGGCAGCGCCGGTGTCCTTCGGTATCAATTGCCGCATGGTGGTCAGGATCTGATCTGCTGACTGCTGCATCGCAGGAACAAGTTCGTTGTCCATGGTCGAGTGGATGTTTCGCAACATGCGTCTCAGCTTGAAATCACCGGACATACGCGAGCGACGGGCCATCACCTACTCCTTCGGAGGTGTCGCCGGCTTGGATGCCGTCGCAATTTTTTCAGGGACACGCTCCGCGATGCCGCGAGCGATGAGGCTTTGACCAATCTCGTCTTCAACTTCGAACTCTGCACCCTCCTGCTGGTCACCCACAGCGCCAGAAAGGTTTCCCAAGGCACGTAGTTTCATAAAAGCCTCCTCATGGATTAACGACGTTAGAGCACAGGAGCCGAAGCAATGAATCCTTATTGTCCGGCAGCGCAGCCTCAATCAAGTAAGTGACGCTCGACCTGGAAAGGCGCCTGCCGGCGATAAGACTGGGTCGTGGCCGCACACGAAGTTCGGCAGTGACTACGGCATCCAGCCGCTCGGCCACAGCTTCCAAACGGCCGGAGGGCAGTACCACCTCTGCCCATGTGCCGCCGACATCCCGCCATGTGACAACAAAGCCGCCAGAGCCATTCGGCGTGTTCACCGCTTCCTGAATCCTGAACCGGCGGCGCGCTGGACCTGATCGCATATCAAAACCTCGGCGGCACAGTGATTTCGGCCAGAAGCGTGTCCAGAATCGAACCTGGGAGCTCCGTCAGAATGGTACCGATGACCAGCGTTTCTCGCCCCTCGAAGGCCGTGGCTGCGTGCATCAATAGCCAAGACCGCACCGCTGGGTATTGCTCAAGATCGAGCCCTGCGCGATATCGGATCAGCAGATCACCGGGAGGTCGCCCCTCGGGGAAGTACAGAAAGCTTTCACGCTGACGAACGCGGAGGTGATGGGCGACGGTCAGCGCTTCTTCTGTGCCATCGGGGTAGATGCGACTGATTGAAATCACTTCCCGGGCCTGCCCCTGATCGAGAGCATGCCCCGAACCATAATGCTCGGGCCACTCATCTTCATACTCAGCCATGCGGATGGCTGCACCCGACCGCGACTCAGCCTGTCCGGTTACGCCAGGAATGATGATTTCCTCGATCAGTTCTGGCTGAAGGTCTTCGGGTTCCAGCCTGCACTGGTGAGCGACCTGGTCAAGCGTCAGCACCGGCTCGCCGATGTAGGCAATGCGCCGGGCCACGGCTAGGGTTTCTCTTCGTCGTCGACATCGCCATCAACCACGTTATCCGTGGTTTCGTTGCCCCCGGCGTCGTCGGTTATTGTTGTCGTTTCTGACGAATCGCCTGTCGTGTTGGTGGTCGCTGCTTTTCCACTAGCTTTCTGGCTATTCGACTTTTGCGCTGCAGCTCGACCGGCTTTCGCCGGCTTTCGTGCCGACTCGCCGTCAGCCTCATAAGCCTCCGCGAACCCCTTTGTTTTGAGGCCATCGGCAACTGCCTCATCAAACCCTGCCAACTCATCTGCCGAGTAACCCCGCCAGGCTTTGAGAAATCGCACTACAACTTTATCTGTCATCGTTTTTGCCTCAGATATGCGAAGCCCCGCCGGTGCGGGGCAAATGGATTACATGCCAGCGCCCCACTTGACGTTGACTGCAACAACGATGCACTCGACGTGACGCGGCCCAAAGTCGTGCTTGGCGATTACTTTGACCAGGGTCTGGTCACGCTGGAAGGCGCTGACCATGTTGCCGTCAGCGTCCTTGTACGAGGCTTCGCTACTGAAGGAGATCGTCAGGTCCATGTCTTCACCGATCATCATGTCGGCGAAGTTGACGAAGTAGAACTCCGTCTCGTCGCCACCGGCACCCAGGTTCACCGGGATCTGGTTGCTCAAGCCAACCGGGTAGCCCTTGAATAGCCCCTGTTCGATTTCGGGATAGGCTTTGTTGCCATTGCCGTCACGCAGCGATTGCAACCAGCGCAGCACGCGCGGATGCATCAGCCAGCCGCAGTCCTTCATCATCACGTTGGCCGTTTCCAGACGCAGCATCATGCCGCCGCAGAACAGATCGATCTTCTCCAGGGTGATCGTGTCAACAGCCGGGGCTGGCAGCACGTTGAATGGCTGTGCCCAGTAACGCATGCCCTTTGGAAGCGAGCCGCTACCATCCGAACGAATGAAGTGCAGGTCTTCCGAGAGCCCCATGGAAACTGCCAGGTCGTTCACGACCACGTTGTCGACGCGTGGATTGATGCCGGCATTTGCGATCAGGTCGTTGGAGAGCGGCACAATGGCTGCGGCTTTTTTCGCCGACAGCTTGGTGTCCGCGAACGTCATACCCGTCACTGGGATATCGGTTTCGGTTCCGATGTAGGTGACGACTGTGTTCCCGGTGATCCGGGGCATGGTCAAGTTACCGTTGTTCAACGGCAAGCTTCGGGTACCCATCTTGCGCACAACCGACATCGGGCGAAGCGCCTCGATGATCTCGGTCGAGAAATTCTGCGGAACCAAGACGCCGCCGGCACCCGGGGTGACGGTGCTTAATGCCATGGCCACTTCAGTCGGATAACCACCCTGCTGCGCCATCTGCGCAGCCTGATGCTGATTGCCCTGGGCAGCAGCGAGCAGGCGAACCATTTGGGCCATACGCACACCTGGTGCCAGCTTCGGCGCATGCGGGCCAGAGATGTGAGTCGGTGGGCTATTCAAGCCCTGCGCCGATTCATTGAGAGGAACCGCGCTGGCCGCAGCAATCCGTTCGGCCTGTTCTGCTCGACTAATCTTGTCGGTCAACGCATTGAACTGCGATTCAAGGTCTGCGAACTGCGCGAGCTGTTCAGCCGAAAGGGTTTCGCCTTTCGATTCAAGCTGCGCCAGAGCCTGAATCGACTCGTTGAGCTTGGCGCGTTCGCTACGCATTTGAAGTACAAGGGACATGGTGCCTCCTGGGCATAAAAAAACCCGCTCAGGGCGGGTTTCGACGACTGCCGCGAACGCGGTCAGATCTGGGTTTGAAGTTGCAGCGCTGCTGCTCGGACCGAAAGGCGGCCTTGCTGCCGGATCGCTCGGCTCTGGGCTACCGAGTTGGATAAATCATCGACGGCCTGTTGTGGGCTCTGCATGCGGTCGGCTAGGCCCGCTGCAATACCTGATTGCCCTCGGAACAAGCCAGCCTCAGTGGCAATAACCTGCTGCACCGAAAGCCCGCGGTAGTCGGCGATCGCATTGACGAAGAGCTGATAGCTCTCCTGGACGACGTCGTTGAGATACTTCAGAGACTGGTCACTCAGCGGCTCGTGGGGACTTAAGTCGTTTTTGTGAGCACCGGCAAACACGGTGGTCACTTTGACGCCCATCCCCTCCTCTTGTTTGGATCGGTCCATGTGACTGGCGATGACACCGATGGAGCCGACGCCACTGGTCTGGCTTACCACCAGTTCGCTACACGCCGCACCAATCAGGTAGCCGCCGCTGTAGGCCATGAAATTGACAATGCCGGTGATGGGCTTCTGTTGGGCCATGGCGCGAATGTCCGCCGCCAGCTCGAACGCGCCGACGGCAGAACCGCCGGGGCTGTCGATGTCCAACACGATGCGCTCGACCATCGGATCCGCAACGGCGTTGCGAATCTGAGCCCGCAACGTTTCATAGCTGGTCATCGTCTCGCACATGCTGACGTGGCTGCCGCGACTGACCAATACGCCGCTGACCGGAATCACTTCAATACCGGTGCGTGCAATGGCTGTGCGGCGTTCTTCTTCGCGCTGGGCGATGCGGTCAAGGCTATCATCGGACCAGAGACCGGCGCCGGCCACGGCGCCGATGTTGACGATGTTCAAGCTCATGGCCTGGTTGGCCCATCGTACGCCGAGGTCCAACATGTCAGGCGTGACCAACAGCGGCTGATTGAACAGCAGGCTGGATGCCCGTAAGTAACTTTTCATTGTGCAAGCATCCTTTCGATATCGCGCTGTTGCAGCTCCAGCTGCGCCCGCACGGCAGGGTCGTTAAGGTCGGGTTTGCTCTTGCCTGCGTCGACCATGTTCAGAGGCTGCAAGTAGATATCGCCACCCGCTACAGGCGGCATGTTCTCCAAACGCCGGATGTCGTTGACCGAGAGCCAGCCCCATTGCCGCCCGATCGCATAGGCTTCGTAGCGACTTTTCTGATCGCCGCGCATGAGGCCGGCCAGGTTGAATTCGATGAAGTAGTCGCGCCGATCTTGGGGCAGCAGGAAGTCACGCATCATCGCCTGCTCATGACGCTTGACCCATGGCAACAAGCCGAACACCACGAACTGAATCAGCAGCTGCTCAATGGTGTTGTAGTTTGCTTTGTCCAGGTCGTTGACCATCGGCAATGGGATCTTGTAGATCCGCGCGCAATCGACACCGGACAACTTGAGGATACCGATGATCTCCGCATCCACGTTGGTCATGGAGACTGGTCTGAAGGTCATCCCTTCCTGCAACATCGCGACCTTTTTCGCGTTATCCATGCCGCCAAATTTATTTCCCCACTGATCCAGCACCCGATCAATCGATCCCTGATCCTTGATCGCCGGCGCCTCGCGAGGCCGCTCGATCACACCGGAGACGGAGGCACCGTTGGCAAACGACTTGCCGGTGTACTGGCGTACCGCTTGTGCCAGCCCCACCGCCTCCGCGTGTAGCAAGATCGGCGACAATCCCTCGTAGAAGTTATGCGCGTGCCAGCGCACATGATGTACCTGACGCATTGCCAACCGCTCAGAGTGGGCTCCGACCTGGTAGTACGGCAGCAGATCGCTGCCCTTGCACACAACGACCTGATCGTTGTGCAGCGGCCAGAGTGCGGTGACGTTGCCGTCCTCGCGACGCTCCATGAAGCTATAACTGTTGCCTCGTAACCCCAAGGCCATCTGGCCGCACTCGCGGTGTTCGTAAGGGGTCTGAAAGCCATTCGGCTGATAACGCAGTACGTCGTAAAGCGGATGGTTGATCGCGGCATCACGCTGGCCGTTTTCTTTGCGCCGGTACAGCTCCAGAGGCAGCTGCGCCACGCTCTCAGCGAGCAAGGTCACGCAGTTTTGAACAATCGGCACCGCCAGTGCCGACTCCGGCGTCACCCGGACGCCGGAGCTGTTTCCACCCGAACCGATCAGCCCGCGCCATACGCCACCACCAGTATTCGGCACCGCGCTGGGCAGGGCGCCGCGTTGCTTGCTGAGGAACATAATCAGCCTCCTCCCGCATCAGGCTTGGGTTTAGGACCGGCAGCAGCCTTATCAGCCAGATAAGACCAACACATCAACAGCACTCCGCCAGTGATGAGTGCCGCCGGAACATTCAGCAGAGCCACGCCGGCGATCAGTAGACCGAAGCCCAACAGGCCCGCGATCCAGGCCAGCAGTTCAAGATGATTCATATGCCTGCCCCTTCGTCATAAATGGATGTACCACTGCCTTCAATGGCGGTACCGCTCAGACCAGTCGCCATCAGTCCCGCGATGATTCCGTCGATGCGGCCGGTGGCTTTGGCTTTGTCTGCCTTTCGGTTGCCCGCCGGATCACTGACAATCACGGCGTTACCCGCGCACCAGGTCATCACCGGATTGCCGTCATGCCGCAGGGTTTCAACATCGCGGACTTCGCTGACGACATGAAAGTCGACGGGGTCCAGATCGATGACTTCGCCTTGTGGCGGCAGGCCCAACAACCGGCGCTCGAATTCGTCGACAGCTGGCCCCATATCCTTGAAGCCCTGTCCGAACGGTGCCATTTCTGGCAGCTCGATATCGTGCTCACTCATCAACTGCATCAAGTCTTCAATCCGCCAGCGGTCATAGGCGATCTTGCGCACATCGAAGTACGCACAGATCGTCTGCAAACGCCGCAGTACGTAGAGCTTGCTGATCGCTCGACCGGGAGTGGTCTCAAGTTCTTTGTTCTTGATCCACAGGGCATAGGGAACCTTGTCGCGCTTTTCCCGTTCAGCCAGGTCGTGATCCGGAATCCAGAAGTACGGCAGCAAACGCCAGTGCGGATCCGCCGCTGTCGGATAGAACAGCAGTACGAAGGCCGTGAGGTCGGTGGTACTGGCAAGGTCGAGCCCGCCCACGCACGGCCGGTTTCGCAGCATGCGCATTGGCACCCGCTCGATTGCCTGGCTCCAAATGTCCCACGAAATCCATGGCGATTCGGCCTGGGTCCATTCGCAGAAGTTCAGACGCCGCACCACCGACTCTTGGGCTGGCAGACCGCGTGCTGATTGGACCTGTTCGCGCAAATACTTGCGGCCTGGAATCCCATCGGTCTGGCCGTCGGCAATGAAGTCGAGCGAAGGATTGACCTTGGGCCAGCAAGTCTCGTCCCTGAACGGATCATCGCCATCATCCAGAGAGCAGATAAAAGCAAAAAAGCTGTCGTCGTCTTCCTTGCCTGCGCAGATGCGCACGCCCAGATCGTGGTACTGACCGCAGACTGTTTTTTTGTCCGAGCCACTGTTGGTGATCATCACCACCATGGCCTTGCGCCGGTTTTTGGTACCGGCACGCATCATGTTCACGGTGGTGGCTGTTTTGTGCTCATGCAGTTCGTCCAGCAAGCCGATGTGCGGACGCGGGCCGGACTGGCCTTCGTCAGCGCTGATCGGCTTGAAGAATGACTTGGTGTTTGGGTAGTAGAGGTTCCACACCTTTTCGTCGCGACCCGACTGCACCACGCGGCTGGACATGTGCGGCGACATGCTCACCATGCTCACGGCGTCGCGGAACAGGATCATGGCCTGATCACGCTTGGTCGCAGCGGCGTAGATTTCGGCGCGGTTTTCGCCATCTGAGACCAGGCCGTACAGACCGATGCCGGCTACCAGGGGGCTCTTTCCCGAACCCTTTCCCGTCTCGATATAAGCCAGGCGAAAACGGCGGTACCCGTCTTCTGTCATCCACCCAAACAAACTACCGACCACGAATGTTTGCCACGGCGCGAGGTAAAACGGCATCCCCTCATAATCGCCGCCATTGAGGCAAAGCACTTCCTCAAAGAAGCCGATGGCTCGGTCTGCGGCCTCCTGATCCCAGATTAGACCGCGAGCGGCGCCGTGCTCGAGATCACGCAGGTGTCGCACACATGCGTTGCGAACATCAGGACCTGCAACAATTTCGTCTGCCAGAACTGCATGAGCGAAGGCCGCTACCCGGTCATCAACTGAAGTATCGGTTAGCGGCGTCTCGTTGCTCATTGGGGAAAAGCTCACCTTGCGGCGCAGGGGCCGTTTTTAGATTGCGGCGGGCCATAGGTGAGAACCCGAACTGAGCACCGGCAGCATTGGCACGCTTCTCGGCGTCATTCGCTAGCTGCCGCAAAACGTGCATTTGCTGGGCACCGGTCTTGAAGGTCTGAACATCGCCGCCAAGCTCATCGACTGAAGCTGCGTTACGCTTCGTGATCAACCGTTGGTAGCGCAACCAATCGGCGTAAGCCTGGCAATACGTGGCCAAGGCCATTTGATCCAGCGTCGAAATCAGCCCCAGCGCGGTGAGGTCTGGAATCAGACGCTCCCACTCGGCTACCGCATCATCACTGAGCACGTCGGGCATTGGTGGCGCGGCCACTGGAACCGCGGGTGACTTGATTTCCTCAATCAATTCGTCAAAGTTTTTCTTGCTGCGGTTGCCCTGCAAGATATGCAATGATGCGGGCATCGAAGGGCGCCCGGAATTTCCATTTCCTGCCATGATTCACCTCTGAAATTCGATACCCCCCCTCTCCTTTTTTCCCGCATTTTGCACACGGAGGGCGAGAGGCGGTCTAGCTAGCGATAGGACAAAACTTTTTCACCCCCCCTACCCATAGCCTCTTGCTATGCACCACCACGATGCGAGTTACGCGTCCCCACAATCAGCGCCGATTCCAATGGTGATTGGGGTCGAGGGGCATTCCGTCAGTCGTGCAACCAATCATTCGGCCAGTCTTTTCAAGGCGCTGCTTGGTCGAGTCGTGACAGAACTTACACAGTGGCTGCCAGTTGTCCTGACTCCAGAACAACTTCCACGCAGCCTTAATGCGAAGCGGATCACCGCTGTCCTTCGCATCCTTCAATCGAGGCGGGATCTTGTGGTCGACAATGATCGAGGCAACAGGCCTCATGTCGGTCGAGCACATACAGCAGAATGGGTGCTCACGAAGGAATACATCCCGCGACTGTTGCCAGCGAAATCCGTAACCACGCTCAGCACTACTGCCCCTTCGATCACTGCTCATGCTGGCTACCCGGGGGCACCTCGCAGATCCCAGCCTTCTTTGCCAACCAACGTGCGTACAACCCACTAGCCACATCGGCGCCGAGACAAGCCACGACACTACCGATCGCAGCAGCTGTCATCAGGCTACAACCCAGTGCCGTGGCGAGCATTACCGTTGCCAGACCAAATACTGCCGAAGCACCGAAGCGCAACAGCACCCGCTTGACCAACACAGGTACCGCCATCCCTGCCGCATCAGCGCGCCACATCTCCCCGGTTAAACCTGCGAGCGCCACAAGAATCAGTAGCCAGGTAGGAAGATCGGCCAGCGACTGCTGCACCTCCTGTTCAGTCGACATGCGTTGCCTCCTCGGCAATGGAAAGAAAAACCCCGCCGAAGCGGGGTTAGGTGACCGGCTCAGGGAGGCCGGGTGTAGCTGCACAGCACGTGCGAGGTCAGCGCCAAGGCGCAAATTTCATATCGTGGTGACTTTTTACTCCCTGAGTACGGAACCGAAAAGGGGGCGTTTTCGGTTATCCAGCTCGACGCAACTTTGACGCAACTTTGAGGAGACTTTGAGGCAAAACGCCCCGACCAGCGGTAAGCCATTGACGAGCATCGGAACGCTCGGCCAGCACCACCAGCAGTCGCTCATGCAGGCGATGCACCTGATCGTAGTAGGTCTGTTTCGCTCGCGACTCCAATCCCAGCAAATGTAGCTGCATCGACCAGGTCGGCGCCGGATCATCGCCATAACGCAAACCAGCCAACCGCATCAATCGATCACCCTGCTCATCCTGACGCCCGATCTCCGACAGCGCCGCCCCTACTTGCTGGGCAACCGCATCAGGCCCAGCTCCTGCACCGAGGATGATCCGCGATCCCGGAGTGCCGCGAGGTGCCGACCCACCCCACTCCATGATGGTCGCCATCGGGCTACCCATGCCGCCGCTTTCGCCGTTCAGTCGGCATTGCTCACCCCAGTGCTTCAAAACCGCTTCCATTGCCCCGATCATCGCCCTTTCCCCCGAAAAACCGAACCCAACACAAAAAACCCGCAACCCAACACAAACCCAGCACAAATAAATCCCTTAAAAATCAATATCTTCAATCTATCTGTGTTGAGTGTGTTGGGTTTGTTAGGTTTTTCTGCCCTCGCATAAGAAAAATTTCCGCCCTCCGTTTTCGCTGTAAATAACATCACGCATGCGCGCACGCGACGCCAAACCCAACACACCCAACACACTGCCCGCAAACCCACGGGATTAAAGGCCTTAAACTGTGCTGGGTCGCCAAAACCAACCCGACACACGCCCGACACACCCAACACACTATTAGGCGTATTCATGCTGCAGCCGCCTTGACGTGTTCCCAGTTGTCCACGTTCCAACCGGCCAACTTTGCCTGGGCACGCCAGTCACTTACCGTCTTGCCCAGATCGGCCGCCTTCAGTGATGGGGGCTGGGAAGCCCCGGGATCGTTCGGAAAGAAAAACGCACCAAACCGCCGATTGCTGCCTTCAGTCCAGGGAATTGATCGGGTCTTATCGACTTCGGACCCTATGAACAGTGAAAACTTCGTCTGGCTCATCACGTGTTCTTTGTTGCGGTGGCACCACTCCAGGAACAGCGAGTAGAGATCGGTCGAAAGGCACACGCCCCACAAATCACGCCCCAGCTCGCCGTACTTCCAAAGGTTGAGGAATGTCTGCCAGCCGGCCCGACTCAATGCCACCAGCCGCTCGCGGGCAGCCGTACTCGGCGGCCGGGTGCGCTGGTCAAAGTCGTCGAGATCAATCGACAACAGCCAGCCATACAGCGCCGCGACTCCGCCGTTCTTCAGCTCCTGGCCGATAGCCTTCTGTCGGTCTGTCGGTAGGGTTAGCTCGGGCCACATCACCAGCATCCGCCGGTCGCTTTCGCTGATGGGCCACGGCAAGATTTCATTACTTAGGAACACCGCGTTCATGTGGTTGGCTTCTTCCCAGCCATTGATGAACTTCGACTCCATTCGCACCGTCTTGCCGGTGATCAAATGCTTGATCTTGCCCACCTGGTTGTACCGCTGATCGCGGCTGACAACCTCTTCAAACACCGACCAGAGCTTGCGGCTTTGCCAGGCGTTGAAGTTGCTTTCAAGCTGGGTCTGTCCAACGGTGGCCGCGTACTGACCGTAAAGCATGCCCATCGCATCGGCGAACAGCAGGCTCTTGCCGGAACCCTCCATGATCGAATGCATCAACACAGCCGTGTCCATCTTGGCGCCGAGGTGCTGCAACGGGTACGCCATCCAGCGCGTCAACCACCGCGTGGCATCCTGATCATGGTTGCAAAGGAACGAAATCAACCACCGTAGGTTCTCGCAGGCAGCCTCATCATGGGTCGGTTCGAGTGGTAGTCCATCGAACGTGTTGATGTACACACTCGGATCTTTAGTCATCGTCGGGTCAAACACGATATGGTCAACATCAACCACCCGACGCTCGCTGCTGTTCAACCACAAAGGGTAGGTATCACCCAAGGCCATCTTCACCGCGCCCTCGGCCACACGCCGTTTTTTCTCCCGGTCCCACACGTCCTTCGTGCCATCGATGTACACGTAACGCTCGGTTGGCGGCATACCAAAAGCACCACCTTTCTTGCCCGACATCCGCCGCGCCTGTTCGATGTCGCGAACATGGTCATCAGAAATCAACTTGCGCCGCTCGGTGTCTTCCAACCACTGCTTCGCCAAGGGTTTGCCGACGCGCGCTTCAAAAGCTGACTTCTTCATCACCCGCGATTGGTCGAAGTCCCAGACATGGGTCGTCCCCTCCACCAACGCAAACCGACGCAGGACGTGCTCAAGTGACAGCACCTCCCCCGCACCCCCATTAGGAGCCGGAGCGGCCTCGCTGATGTCGTCGTTCGCGCAGCTCGGCCCGGGCATGTCACCAGATGGGGTCGGGGGAAGATCACGCGGATCAGGACGGGATGAATGCTGCATGCCCAACATGCGCGCAGCGTCCTTCACCGCCTTCGACTGATCACCGCCGTGCTCGAGCAAACAGAACACTTCAAAGGCGTCGTTCTGATGTCCGTTCGCCAGTGGATCGGCGCCGTGGTGCGAGTAGACCTTGCCTTCATCGCTGATCGTCACGCCCGGCAGACCGGTACTGCTCTGCGGGTACAGCCACTTGCTGCCCCGCTTGATATAGCCGTGGGAGCGAAGCAGCTCTTGCACATCGTGGCAACGGTTGAACTCATCGATCACCGATGGCCGATTACCCGTTGCAGATGCTGGACGCTTGACGACCTTCGCTGGCGGCGCGGCAGGTTTGATCGCCCAAGGGCACGCCGCTTCGGCATCACGCTTGAAGATGTCCCAGCCCTGCCAGATATTCAGCAAGTCAGCATTCAGCGTCGGCAGACCATCAGTGGCGCTCGGTGGAGTGCGCCAGATGTAAGGCTTGCCGGTGCCCGGGTGAATTGAAGGTGGGAACACATCCTGCACCAGCCCAGCGCGCAGCTCGAACACCGTGAAACGCTTGTACTCTTCTGCCTCGGCGCGTGCCGCAGCATCACCGGCCTCATCGCCCTGCTCTTTTGCCGCCTTGGCCTTAGCCATCAGACCTTTGTGGATCGAACCATCTGGGTCTTTTTCATTGGGCCACGACAGAGAATGCCGGGTCAGCTCGTCGCCGT